CGTGGAGCAGCGCCGCGCGGGCCTCATCAGTCAGGACACGGCCACGTCCCGAGCTCGCGAGCTCGAATCCGGCGCCGCAGCCCGGCTCTCTGGCGAGCGCTCGCAATCCGAGGTCGTCGGTCGCGATCTCACGCGCCAGCAGGAACGCGAGAGTCGCGAGCGTGAACGATCGGGCATCATCGAGAATGACTGGCGCATGCGCTACGGCCCGGCGACGACGGGCCGCGACTACATGCTCAACACGCTGCACTCCGGCCGCACGGCCGAGCAATTCATCCGCAACGGCCTGCCGGCCGACGTTCGCGGCAGTTATCAGCAACCCCGTTTTTAAGGAGCACCACGTTGTCGTTTTTCCGCCCTCATCCGCGCGTCAAGGCGGTGACCGTTGGCGCCAGCCGCACGAAGCAGAGCCACAAGGCCGAGTGCGACATTCACAACATCATTGCCGCCTACAAGCGGACGGGCGTCATTGCCCACGTCAACAGCGTCCAACCTGCCTGGGGCGAGCTGCCAGACAACCTCGACTATCAGCATTCCATTGACACTATCCGGGAGGCTCAGCAGGCGTTCGCCACCCTGCCTTCTTCTGTTCGTGACCATTTCGGGAACGATCCGGCGAAATTCCTGTTCGCCTTCGGCGATCCTGAGCAGTCGGAATACCTCCGCTCTGTCGGCCTCAGGAAGCCGCTGGAGCCTCCCGCCCCTACTCCACCATCCAAGGAGGGCTAAAGCCTCTCCACACTCATCTATGGGCCCTTACGGGCCCTTTTTTTTGCGCCCTCCCCAGCACTTGGGGCGCAACTCCCCAATCCCTTGGGGCACCACTCCCCAATCCCTTGGGGCACCACTCCCCAATCCCTTGGGGCACCACCTATCAATCACTCTGGGCGCGGCCATACCCGTCGCCCCCTCTTCATGAGCAAATTCTTTTTTTAATCCTCGCGATCAAACGCGGAGAAATCAGTCGCTCATGTTCAACTTACACTTCCGGGACGACTTCTGTTCGGTCCCGTGATATCCACACAATTCACAGTTTCATACACGTATTATCCACAGCCTTATCCACAGGCTAAATCATTGCTACTACACGGGAAAACGGACTTATCCCCAGTTTTTCCGTCTCCCCAACAACAACAGTATAAGAATATTCCTTCTTGCTGCCTTTTTTTGCAGCACTACCCCCCGCGCGCGCGCGCGCGAGGGACGGCATAGACATTACTTGTTCTCATCTATGCCACGTGACACAACTGTCACGTGTACCCACCCACTGGAGGCAACCAATGGCTCACCGTCACAAGATGACGCGCTCCGGCTCCCAGAAGCAGTTTCAGCGCAACTCCGGGGTTCATCCCAAGAACACGGTCGGTGCGCCGATGCGCGGCGGAATCCGTCTCTAGCCATGGCTTGCTTCCACCCTTGGAAGGCCTACCGGAAACGGCCTGACAAGGACGGCAAGGGCGGCATCACTCAGGACAGCCGCCTTGCCATCAACTCGACCCATCAGGTCACTCTGCCCTGCGGGCAATGCATCGGGTGTCGCATGGACCGTTCCAAGGACTGGGCGACCCGCATCACCCACGAGGCTTCGCTTCACAAGGCCAATGCCTTCGTGACGCTGACCTACGCGGACGCCCATCTTCCACTTGATCTCTCTGTCTCGGTCGAGGCCGTCCAGAAGTTCATGAAGCGGCTGCGCCGCGCTTCTGGCCGCGGGATCCGCTTCTTCGCCTGCGGCGAATACGGCGAGCGCAATTGGCGCCCGCACTACCACCTCGCCATCTTCGGCACGGACTGGATTAGCGATCGCTACGCATGGCGCCGCAGCAGCTCGGGCGAGCTGCTCTACCGCTCCCCGGCGCTCGAATCCCACTGGCCCTTCGGTCACTCCGAGATTGGCACTCTGACTACCGCCAGCGCGGGCTACGTCGCTCGCTACATCATGAAGAAAGTAGGCGGCGAGCAGGCGCTCGAACACTACAAGCGCGTCCACCCTCTGACCGGGGAGGTCGTCCAATGCCGCCCCGAGTTCATCACCATGAGCAACAAGCCCGGCCTCGGAGGCGAATGGTATGACCGGTTTAAAGGCGACGCTTTTCCCTCTGACTTCGTTATCGTCGAAGGCGAGCGGCGAAGCATTCCCCGCTACTACACAAAGAAGCTCGTCGCCGAGTCAGCCCTTGCTGCCCTGGTCGTCAAAGGAGCTCGCGCAGCTAGAGCAAATCGCCAGGCTGACAACAACACTCCGGACCGCCTTGCCGTCCGTGAGACGGTTCAAATCCTCAAAGCAGAGCGGCTCGTCCGCGAACTGGAAAACGCATGATTCAGCAAGTGTTTGTTATCTTGGACACGAAAGCCGACGCTTTCGGGACGCCATTTTTCCAGCATACGGTCGGCCTCGCGATGCGCGCCTGCGCTGATCTCGTGCGCGACCCGTCAACGGTCGTCCACCGCCATCCGGAGGACTTCGTCCTCTTTCGCCTGGGCACCTACAACGATCAGAACGCCACTTTCGAAACCGGCACGCCCGAGAACCTCGGCAGCCTCAGCACTTTGAACCAAGGGGGATAAGATGCGCCTTCCGTCAGTTATGGAGCACGCCTTCAGCCAAGTGCCGAAGGCCGACATTCCGCGCAGCTCGTTCAACCGCTCTTTCGGGCACAAGACCACCATCCCGAAGGGCGGCGATCTGATCCCGATCTTCTGCGACGAGGTGCTGCCCGGCGATACGTTCAATCTGCAAATGACGGGCTTCGCGCGGCTTTCGACGCCGCTGCACCCGTTCATGGACAACGCGTTCTTCAATACGTTTTTCTTCTTCGTCCCGAACCGTCTCGTCTGGGACAACTGGGAGCGGTTCAACGGCCAGCAGGACAACCCCGACGACAGCACGGACTATCTGATCCCGCAGGTGACGTTCCCCACTGGCGTCGCCGCGCAGTCGATCGGGGACTATCTCGGGCTTCCGATCGGCGTCTCGAACCTCAGCGTGAACGCCCTGCCTTTCCGGGCCTACAACTTGATCTACAACCAGTGGTTCCGGGACGAGAACCTGCAGGACTCGGTCGCGGTTCCGAAGGGCGACGGCCCTGATCCGGCGACCACCTACACGGTCCTCAAGCGCGGCAAGCGCCATGACTATTTCACGAGCTCGCTGCCCTGGCCTCAGAAGGGCGAGAGCGTCACGATCCCTCTCGGCTCGTCGGCGCCGGTGATCGGCGACGGCAGCGCTCCTACGTTCAAGTCCACCACCACGACCGATATTTTCGGTTCGCTCGCGTCCCAGACGCCCACGGGCAACGTCAAAACCCAGTTCGCGCCTGCCACTGAGCAGGGCATGAAGTGGGACAATCCGCACCTTCAGGCTGATCTGACCGAGGCCTCGGCCGCGACCATCAATCAGTTGCGGCAAGCCTTTCAGGTCCAGAAACTCTACGAACGGGATGCGCGCGGTGGCACTCGCTACACGGAGATCGTTCGCAGCCATTTTGGCGTTGTCTCCCCTGACCAGCGGCTGCAGCGACCTGAATATCTCGGCGGAGGCCAGTCACCGGTTAACATTCATCAGGTCACTCAGACCTCGACCAACGTCGATGAGCCCACGCCCCTTGGAAATCTTGCTGCCTTCGGCACCGGCATATTGACCGGCCACGGCTTCACGAAATCCTTCACCGAACATGGCTTCGTCATCGGTCTCGTCAGCGTTCGCGCCGACCTCAACTATCAGCAGGGCTTGCAGCGCATGTGGTCGCGCCGCACCCGCCTTGAGCATTACTGGCCGGCGCTCGCGATGATCGGTGAGCAGGCCGTGCTTTCTAAGGAAATCTTCTGCGATGGCACCGCGGGCGACGCTGACGTCTGGGGCTACCAGGAGCGGTATGCGGAGTATCGGTACAAGCCGAGCTACATCACCGGGCAGCTGCGGAGCTCGTATCCGCAGTCATTGGATACCTGGCACCTGGCTCTCGACTTCGGTGCTCGCCCGGTTCTCAACGACAGTTTCATTCAGGACAACCCTCCTTTCGAGCGTGTCCTGGCCACGCCCGATGAGCCATTCTTCATCGGCGATTTCTTTTTCCAATATCGCTGTGCGCGGCCCATGCCTGTGTTCGGCGTGCCGGGCCTCATCGACCATTTCTAAGGGGTTTTTCCCATGGTGATGGGCTGGGACGACGCTCTGATCTTGGCGGCGGCTTCGGTTGCGAGTGCTGGCATCAGCTACGCCGGCACCGCTTCCATGAACTCCGCGAACGCCGCCAACACGGTTCTCGGCATCAACGCGCAGAGGACCGAGAACCAAGTCACGCGGGACTACAACGCGCAGCAGGCGCAGATCGGCCGCGACTTCCAGGCCCAGATGAGCAACACGGCTTATCAGCGTGCCGTCGCGGACATGAAAGCCGCCGGGCTGAATCCCATGCTCGGCTATCAGCAGGGCGGCGCCAGTACTCCATCGGGCGCCACGGCTTCGAGCTCGGGATCTGTCAGCCCCGACTTCAAGCCGGCCGGCAACGCGCTCGGCGGGGCGGCCTCGGCCGCCCTGAGCACCGCTTCGCAGGTCGTCGACATGAAGAACCGGGCTCAGAATACCGAGCTCCAGCAGCAGCAGGGCCAGCTGGCGCAGCAGCAGGCCCGCACGTCCGCCAGCGAGGAAATCCTGAACTCCTCGCGCAACCTCGTGGAGCAGCGCCGCGCGGGCCTCATCAGTCAGGACACGGCCACGTCCCGAGCTCGCGAGCTCGAATCCGGCGCCGCAGCCCGGCTCTCTGGCGAGCGCTCGCAATCCGAGGTCGTCGGT